AGGCCACAGTTACCATAACTTTTCCTACTCCGCACGGCATGTCGGAAGATGACATTGTTTATTTAGATACGGTTACCGCACCTCCGGGTTCAGGCTACACCGATGGAGATTTTGAAGATAAAAAATTTATGGCAACGTCCATTCCTACAGCGACAAGTATTATAGTGACGATGGCTTCTAATGCATCAGCAACCACAAGCAATGTAGGAAGTTGTAGAGCTCAAACTTATTATACCGTCGGACCCGCACAAGAACTTGGCGGCTTCGGCTTTGGTACTGGTCAATGGTCAGGAACGGCTTCCGGTCCTGCAACAACAACTTTAGTAACAACTATTGCATCCGATGCTGCAGTCACAACTGTAGTCTTAACCGCTTCAACAGCGTTTCCTTCTACAGGAACCATTAGAATAGGTACCGAGGATATTGGTTTTACCGCAAATGATACAGCCACAGGAACTTTAACTGGTGGTCCAAGAGCGGACAATGGAACAACTTTAGCTGAACACACAGCCGGCGCAACCATTACTAATATTTCAAGTTATGTTGGCTGGGGCGACTCTTCCACGGAAGAAGTAACCTTGGAACCGGGTCTATGGGTTCTAGATAATTATGGTACCACTTTGATTGCTCTTATTTATAATAGCAAATGTTTTTCATGGGACTCAACAATTTCTAATGCAACCGCGACACGGGCAACAGTCATTAGTGGAGCACCAACAGCTTCAAGACACGTACTCGTATCTCCTGTAGACCGACACTTACTTTTTTTAGGAACAGAAACTACAATTGGTGATTCAGCTACCCAAGACGATATGTTTATCAGGTGGTCGGATCAGGAAAGTACTAGCGATTATACTCCTTCCGCAACGAACACGGCAGGAACCCAACGGTTAGCGAATGGCTCTAAAATTATGGGAGCGATTCGAGGTCGGGATGCTATTTATATCTGGACTGATACAGCTATCTTTTTGATGCGTTTTGTCGGTCAACCCTTTACCTTTTCTTTTGAACAAGTTGGAACGAACTGCGGACTCATCGGTAAGAATGCCTGTATGGAAGTAGACGGCACTGCTTTCTGGATGTCGGAAAACGGATTCTTTCAATACTCAGGTCAACTTCAATCAATGCCATGTCTTGTTGAAGATTATGTTTTTGATGATCTTAACAGTACTTCCAGAAATCTTATTAATGCAGGCCTCAATAATTTATTTGGAGAAGTGAGTTGGTATTATTGTAGTAGCGACTCTAATGTCGTTGATCGAGTAGTTACTTATAATTATTTAGAATCCGTGATGCTTAGAAAACCGATATGGTACACAGGTTCTTTGCCAAGAACAGCCTGGGAAGACTCTTCCATCTACAANAAACCTCATGNNTGTTATTATGACAANGNNGATGATGTTTCATTTGATGTCGTAGGCAATACGGATGGCATTACTATCTACTATGAACATGAAACAGGGACCGATCAAGTAAATGCAGGAGGAGTAGTAACCCCTATCCTCGCTACAGTTACTTCGGGAGATTTTGATATTACTCAAAAACGAAGTGCTCAGGGACAAATGATAGGAGCCCCGGACCTGCGAGGCGATGGAGAATATATTATGAAGATCAGAAGATTTATTCCTGATTTTCTTACTCAGACGGGGGACACTCAAATTACTTTAATGCTCAGAGATTATCCTAATGATACAGCCGCAAGTTCTTCGCTAGGACCCTTTACAATCACCAGCTCCACTGCTAAAGTGGACACGCGCGCAAGAGCACGAGCTATTGCGCTCAAAATAGAAAACACAGCGGTTTCTCAGAACTGGAAACTGGGAACCTTTAGGCTGGACATACAACCAGACGGGAGAAGATAGTGGCCGTAGATAAAAAAATTAATTACGCAATACAAGGAGGAGGTCCTAACTATTTAGGTAAACAAAAAATGGTTAAGGCTCCAAAGAAATGGAAGTCCTCACCAACTCACCCAGAAGCTCACTTAGCTTATATCACAGACAAAGAACAAGATTTATTAATTAAGAAAAATTTATACGGATCCTTAAAAGGAAAACCCAACAAAGGACCCTCAGGTATCGTATCACTACAAGGTGATCTTGGAGGATGGAGCAGTGGCGGCGGAAAAGGTGGAGGCGCCACGGATGCAGGCTCCGGAAAAGGGGGAGGATCTAGCGAAGATTATAAAAAGGCAGATTACTACAAGATGATGACGGGTACCGGCACTACTGCTACTTCAGCAGGTGGAGATACTTATAGATCTAAAAGACTTGCTAAAATGGCAACTCCTGAATGGGGATACACACCCTCGGGACAAAGAAAATACGTTGGATCCCAAGTTAAAGGTAAACAGGGATGGATCAGTAAACTATTGGGTCGAGGCAATGTTCAGGGAGCCAGAAACCTTCAAGCAAAAAAATTCTGGAATCCACAACTACAACAATGGGATATGAGATATGAATCTGAGGACGAAGAGCTTGGCCAAGAGAAACCTGGATTTGGTGGAAGAATTCTTGGAGGACTTGCCGGTTTAGCAACCAGCATTCCATTTGTTGGCCCTATGATCGGAGGAGCAATAGATAGATATAAACCAAAACCAAGAGACATGTCTGAATTTAATAGATTAGGTTTAGGCGGAACCAAACAAGGAACTTTCGACTTTAATCCTAACGCATTAATTAATCAAAAAATTCCTAATGTTCCTATGGAAAGTTTAACTATGGCAAACTGGGGAAACCCTCCAGAAGAAGATCAAAATTTTAATATGGCGCTGCCAATAGGATCAGCTGAAGGCGGAAGGATTGGTTATGCATACGGAGAAGATGTTAATATTGAAGGCCCAGGTTTTGATGAAAATATTCAGATGGCTTCAGGTGTTGATCCCCAGGATGCATTAAATGATATGTCAATGGAAATTTTTGGAAAAGGTCTTCATGAATTAACACCCGACGAATATCAGATACTTATTGACATGGCGAATGAGCAAGCAAGTGCCGGTCAAGGCCAAGGTGAAGGTCTAGCGAGCCTTGTCTAATGGCTAAAAAAATTCCAAAGATTCCAGTACCTAGAGCAAGAACTAAACTAAGTGCGTGGGATAAATTCTATGCAGGGATAGCAGGTCTTTCTCCTTTTACTGGTAGAGCGGCTTTGCATCAAAGTATGGACCCATGGACTCGGTCAGGGAAAGTTGCTCAAACTGCTCACCGTGCCAACTTGCTAAAGAGATATGGTAAGTGGGGATCAAGAGCTGGTAGATGGTCAGGACTTACGAATCCTTGGACTGCTATTCCGTTTGCATTAGGATATGGAGCAAAATATGCAGTCGGCAAAGCTTTCGATCCTTATCGAGATGAAACAGGAAGGATAGGAGAGGCAGGACATGCACAATTAGCAAGCGCTGCTAGAGCTCGAGAAGCATTAATGGCTCAAAGAAATGCAGCAAGACAAAATCAAAATGAAGGAGGCATCGCAAGGTTATTATAATGGCAAAAATTACTCAAGCTTTAACTCGTGCTAGTGCTGAATATGATCAACGAACTCTTCAATCTTTAATTCGTGATCTGGATGCCGTCATCAATAAACTTAATACTACTTTTCAAGAAGAATTAAAACAGGAGATCGAAGCGCAAGCTTTGTTTGTGGATTAATGGCAGTAGTCAATCAGTATAAATTTTATGGTAAGTATATCGAGGCGGCAGAATCGGGAACTCTACTGGCTCCTCTTATTTCTGAAACGGTTATTATAAAATCTTTCCGCGTAACTAATAAGTCAGCGAGTAACGCTCCAACGCTTACGATTAAAAATAATGGCTTTTCGATACTTTGGACTACAGCCCTAGCTACAGGGACTAGTGTGGAACTTTTATCCCTTCCCTTAGTTGTGGTAGGCGACACACTTTTAACCTATACAACAGTGGGAGACGCCACCGATGGAGTGGTTATTGGTATTAGTTATTTAAACATTAAAAAGGAGGTTACAGTATAATGGAAACACTTAAGCCCACGAAAGTCACGACAACAATCAGTAATTTGAAAACAAAGGAGAAGTATAAGACCGAAGAAGAGTGGAAAGCTAAAGGAATTCAGGAAAAAGACATCCGAAGAGATGTCCATGTCCTGATGCCGAAGCTTGATTTGTTCGGTAAAACAAAGTAGGTTGAAAATTTAGGCGAAATTATGACAAAATCACACAGACAACGCTACGGCTTCGGAAGCTTTATTAAGAAAATAACCAGACCGGTTAAGAAAGTAGCCAAAAAAGTATGGAAAAGTCCACTAGGAAAAGCTGCCTTATTAGGAGGCGGTTTGTATGGCCTTGGTTCTTTAGCCGGGGGCACTGGCGGTTGGAGTAATTTTAGTGCACTCGGAAAGATGTTTGGAAGAAAAAAATTCTTAGGTCAACTTATAAGAGATAAAACAACCGGAAATCTTTCTATGGGTAAACTAGGACTCATGGGTTTACTGGGAGCAGGAACCGCTCTACCTTTTATGGGAGGAGATGATGATGAAGAAGTTGTTGAAGAAGGCTGGGAAAATACTCCGGCAAGTATTGCTGCCATTACACAGATGGCAAAGGATCGACATCCAAGTTTAAATTTCATGCCTCAGAGTCCTTATGTTCAATCAGGATTCTATAACACTCCTACTCTTGCAGCTAAAGGTGGAATCGTTGGCTTAGCCAATGGTGGTGGAGTAGCAGAAGCTAAAGCAGAACAGATNTTAAAAATGGAATATATTCTAAATCATCAAATTGGGTTGATGGAAAACCTATCATCCCCAATGAGATAGGCATGGCTTGACTTTAAATGAAGGCCCTCCTACTCATATTAAACAAGGGTTCACTTCGGTGTATGATTAAATGACAATTTTAGAAACTTTAAAAAAATGGTCAGATATAGAATTTACATTTACTAATAAAGATTTTCTTTTATCAAAAGAAAATTACAGGCATATCATATTGTGCTATTTCTTTGGTTCATGTGATTTATGTGCTCAAACTATGGAATTAGATGATGCAAATTTCAAGAATCTATACAGGAATATTCTAACTTATATTGGAATTACTGATATAGAAATTGATAATGTATTTGAAATATGGATGCTAGATAAATTTTCAGATAAAGAGTTATTTATTATTAAGCATGGAGCAAGATGTTTCAGAGAGTTTGAAAATAATCCAGAGGGAGTCGATGGTCTTCGTTTTTGCTTGGCAAAATTTTATA